AGTGTGATTGAAACATGGGTGATGTCAAACCCATACCCGTTGAACTGGTTGCGCACAAACAAACGTAGCCTGGAAGAAATTTGGCATGAATATGACGGCACAAGATATGCCCACAAAAAAAAGGATATCCCGATCAAGGTATTGCTCCTGGGAGATCCGTTAACAATAAACCCAAGAAAGGATATTGAAATGATTTTATCCCCCACACTGAAGCATTTTAAGATGTTTAAAAACCCGTTCATCAATGATGTCAACAAGCCCAGGGATATTTTCCTGTCTGCTGAACACAGGTTTTTGAAGGAAATGATGCTTGATGCTGCCAAGTTCGGCGGGTTTGTGGCGGTTGTTGGCGGTGTTGGATCCGGCAAGTCGGTGATGAGAAAGGCGGTGGCCGAGCAGCTCACAAACGACGGGCTCAAGGTGGTATATCCGCTGATCATCGACAAATCAAGAATCTCTCCATCCTCCTTGATTGATGCAATTGTTATGGACATCTCCGACGAATTGCCAAGGCAGTCACTGGAGCAAAAAACCCGTCAAGCGGTTCGCCTGTTAAAAGCCCGGGCCGATAACGGTATGCGTCAGGTGCTGATGATCGAGGAGGCTCATAATATTGATAAACGGGCTTTTAAGGCCCTCAAGCAGATATTTGAACTGGAAAATGGGTATGAAAAGCTTATCGGTATTATCCTCATTGGTCAGCCCGAGTTGCTCAAAAAATTGGATGAGGTCGGAAACGCCGATATCCGAGAAGTTATCCGAAGGATCGCCACGGCTGAGATTGAAGGCCTTGGCAAGGATGTCAAACCATACCTGGAACATAAATTTCGGGTGACCGGTAAAAAGGTTGAAGAAATTCTGGATGATGATGTCTTTGACGCCATAAACACCCGCCTTGAAAGAGCCCAGGGCCGGAAAAAAATCAACCGCAGCTTTCCGCTTTCAGTGAATAACCTGGTTGCCAGGGCAATGAATACAGCAGCCAGGATGGGTGAAGGCAAGGTCACAGCGGATTTAATTCTGAATTGTTAAAGGAGACAGCTTTATGGGAAAAATGAATCGGTTTGTAACAGGGTTATTCAGTCCGAACGTAAGGAAAAGGCCGTCGTTTCTGATAGTGCTTCGCTGTCCTCAGTGCGGTCATTTGTGGGAAGCATCCAGGACAGGACGGCCATGTCCCAGTTGTACAAACAAAAACACCATCCCTGCTGCAAACTGGAATCCTACAAAATATGGGATATCAAAGTTGGAAATGGGAAAGGTTGAAATCAACCAATCATCTATCCAGGGAAAAGGAGAATTCAATGGCAAATAAAATTCGTAGCTATACGTTGAAACGTCTGGATAAAGCCAATATTCAACGCAGTCTTCAAGGGGCTGTTAAGCGATCTGATGATGGTATGGTTGCTTTATCTTTCTGTACTAAGTCAGCAGTTCTTCCTGATGAATACGATCAGCTCAAAAAGGGTGATGGTGGGGCTTACCTTGAAGTGGATTCTGATGGAATATTTTGGAAGGATTACCTGCATATTGTTATTTTCGGATATGGGGAAATTGGAAGCGCTAATTTTGAAAGCGATATGGGAATAAAGCTTTGCGAAATAGATGGATCGATCGAAGTCCGGTACAAGTATAAACAGCCCTGTGACGGGTGCCAAGAAAAAACATGCGGTGGATGTGCGGGAAAAGAACTGGTGGAAGCAGAATTAGCCGAATACTGAACAAAGAGGAGATACAAACAAATGAGCGATTTTAATAGAGAAGATTACCTTGAGGATGGCCAAGGACGGTTGGTTCATCTGGACAATGTCGAGGAGATTGACAAGACCCGGAATTCACTTGTTCTGGAAACTATCGGGGAGGGTCAGGCCCTTCAGGAAACATTAAAAAAGTTTAAAGAGAAGATTATTAATGAGACCAGTGCCTTTGTTGAACTTTCTGCCATGGAATACGACACAAAACTTGGTGGAGCGAAAGGTAATCTCACATTACTTAGCTACAACGCGAGATACAAGATTCAGGTACAGATATCAGAATACCTATCCTTTGACGAACGGCTTCAGGTAGCCAAAAGCATGATTGACGAATGTCTGAATGCCTGGACAAAGGAAAGTCGATCGGAAATCAAAACCATCATCAATGATGCCTTTTCTGTTAACCAGGAAGGCAAAATCAATACAAAACGGATTTTGGGGTTACGTCGGCTCAAAATTGATGATGAACTCTGGCAAAAAGCCATGAAGGCAATCACAGACAGCCTTCAGGTGGCCGGATCTAAGTCTTATATCAGGATTTATAAAAGAGCCGACCAGGACGGGGCATGGCAGAATATCACCCTTGATTTTGCAGCACTTTAAAGGAGAATTCAAGATGAATAAAAGAAATCGTGAATCAAGCATAAAACAAAGGCAAATCATTGGCATGGCCTGTGTTCATTTCGCCATGAACAAGGATGATAAAAAGGCAATGCTCATGGATCGTTTCAAGGAAGAGAGCACCACAGATCTGAGTTATGCCCAGGCCGAAGATGTAATTGATGACTTTGTCAGCAAGGGTTTCGTCATTCGCTCAACAAAAAGAAAGTACATGAAAAGAAAATCATTCACCGGCAAAAAATCTGGAAAGCTTGTTGCTCTTGCATCCCCGGCAGAGCTTTCAAAAATAGATGCCGTGGCTGGCCTGATCAGCTGGCGGGTTGAGAATGGCCTGCAAAAGTGGATGAAAAAACGGTTCAAGATTGATCAGGTGAAGACATCCCATAACGCCTTTGTGGTCATTGAAGGCCTTAAGGGCATGTTTGAGAACCAAATGAAAAAGAAACATGGCCCGGATTGGTGGCAAGAACCCTATGAGGATATTGAGGTCTGTTATTATATCGTCCAGCATTTTCCGGCTATGACAAATGGGCATCCCCTTCCGGCATATGCCAAGGTTCGGGATCTGGAAGATTGGCGTAAGACTAAAGCCTGCATGGTAGGTTAAGGAGAAGTTATGCCAAGAGGTATGAGTTTCTGGCTCACGCAACAGCAGATGAGAGATGAAACTAAGGGTGTCACCCGGCGCTGTGGTTGGTGGTTTTTAAAGCCGGGTGACATCGTCAATGCAATGGAGAAATGCCAGGGCCTGAAGAAAGGTGAAAAGCAGGTTCTTTTATATCCGATTCAGATCATTTCTACCCGATCGGAAGTTCTGCTTACCATTACCCAGGAGGAGTGTGTAAAGGAGGGTTTCCCGAATTTAACACCCGGTGGCTTTGTTGATATGTTTTGCCGGGCGAATGAGTGTCCACCGACTGAAGAGGTCAACAGAATCGAATTTAAAAGATTTAAGGAGAATATTGTGAGCCATATAAACACATTTGCAGAGCCTGTTACAATTTGTTGTCCTCATTGTAAGCATGAATTTGAGATTAATGAAATGCCCGTATCTGTCACTGTTGATGGGTATGACATGGTCGGCAAGGTGGGTGAGGGGAAATCAAAACATTTATGCGAGGATTGTAACAAAAATATCACTGTAGATGCCTATGTCAATGTGTGGGTAGATGAAGCGTAATTGATATTGCAAACCGGAAAGGTTTGTAATATAGAATCAACATTGGCGGCGGTTACAGCCTCTAATATAGAAACCAGATAGGAGCTTGAAGAATGATCAAGATAAAATATGAATGCGATGAAACAGGCCAGGAGATGGAAATCACAATTGCCCTACCAGATGAGCCAAAAGGTAGCTGCGAGGTGAAAGTAAATTTTGAGCCAGTACTTAAAGAAGGGACGGAAGATCCATACGGAATAGCAAATAAAATTTTTGATGCCTGCACCGGCAAATAATATATTAACACAGGAGGTCCGATGGAACATGTAATGGTCTTTTTTTTAGAAGAGAATTGGGCCGCATTTGTACGCCGGTGTGAGGAGGCTGGTTACACGAAACAGGATGCCGAAAAAAGACTTGAAAAATTATTGAGGGAAGGAGATATTTCCGGGGACTAAATATGGATTTATGGGATGAAATAACACCAAAAGACTTTGATGACGATTCCATGGCGCTGCTGGTTGAGGTGGCAGGCCTGGAAACGGCTAAGAAAATTGTTGCCGCCCTGGGCGGTGATTCTTTGTATGTCCCAAAAGTTGAATCCATTATCCGCTTAGCCCGGAACCGACGTATCAATAAAGAGTTTACCGGGTTCAATCATAAGGCCCTTGCCGCAAAATACGATCTTACCACACGGCATATCCGCAAAATTATCGAAGAGCAAAAAAAAACCAGCAGCATAGTTGAAAAGCAGTTGACCTTGTTTTAATCCACCTGACCTTTCCTTTTTAAATGACCCTCCCAGTAATATCGGGAGGGTCATTTTTTTTTGAACTGTATCATTGTACCTGCAACGGGACAGGGTGGTAGCCTGCGCTTGTTTAAAAGAGAATTCCATTAATGAGCAAAGGAGAGTTCAATGTAATGCCAAAGTTTTCGAACAAATCCAATCTCCAATTAGACACCTGCCATCCCTTACTCCAGGAACTTTTCCGGGCTGTCGTCAAAGAATATGACTGTGCAGTCATCGAAGGCCACCGAAATAGACGACGTCAGAATCAGCTTTATCAGCAGGGCAAGTCAAAAGTGAAATGGCCGGAAGGCAAGCACAATGTCATGCCGTCTGAAGCGGCTGATGTCGCCCCATGGATCAAGAAAAAAGGGATCCCATGGAATGAGCCGAATCAGTTCTATGTGTTTTCCGGGTTTGTTCTGGGGAAAGCTTCTGAACTCGGGATTAAGGTTCGGTGGGGCGGGGACTGGGATGGTGATCATGATGTCAACGACCAGTGGTTTAATGATTTGGGGCATTGGGAACTATTAAGCACGAAAAAGGAGATCTGATGGAACCGGTAACGGCGATGGCAAACCCTGAGGTTTTTACAATTGTGCATGCGATTATCATGGCGATCGGGCCAACGGGAATTATTATGATTCTTTTTTTGATGATGCTGTTTGGTCTTGCACCGACAGGTATCATTATTGGCATCTGGTATGTAGACAAACAAAAAACCGACGAAATCCTAAGACAATACAGCAAGGATATGCAGATCCTCAGAGAAATGTATATGACAAATGCCTCTCTGGTGAAACGCTATGCAGACCTTGCAGATGACCTTAAGGATATCGTCACCCTTAACACCCAGACCATGACAACCCTTGTTGAACGAATAGAAAAAGAGGTGTGCAAATGAGCAGCGAACGATTGGTATGGCAGGGGCAGAAGCAGGAGAAACTCCAGCAGGCGAAAAAACTGGAACTATCAATATCAGGATTGAGGGACAGCATCCGGACAGGACTTAATCCCCATGTATCTATTTCTGAAATCAATCAGGAACTGGCCTGTGGGCAGGTGTTTGAGCTTTCGGAAAAGTTGATTCAGTATCGGAAGATAACGGCAGAAATTATTGCTATTAACGAGTCCCTGGGACTTGCGTAATGGCCGAAGCCTATCCATATGAAACCCGGATTAATGCCCGTGGGCATTATGTTATCGACGGCATGACCTACGAACAGGTTGCCGATGTTGCCGGTGTTTCTGTTTCCCAGCTCAAAAAATGGGGCGTGGATGAAGGGTGGGTTGCCAGACGAAAAGAATACCGGGAGGCTCAGGCCTCCATCGAAGAATCCACGATTTTACTTCGGGCTGAACTGCTCAAAAATGCCCTGTCCACAAAAGCCGCACAGGATGTGTATGCAGTCGCTGCCATGGAAAAACTTGCTGTGGCCATGGGAAAAGTCAAGCCTGTGCAAATGCCGGTAACGGTTCCGGACATGAGTTTTTCAGATCCGGAAGAGATGGTTGATGAATTGTGGAAAGCCATTGAGTTTAAAGCAGCAGGTATGATTTCCTCTCCGGAAACCATGGATCTCAAACAGATCGAAGCCGGGATTCGAACCTGGGGAAACCTGAAAAAGCAATACACCAAGAAGACCGACAAACCTCAACAAGCCAAGGAATTGGACGAACATGCAAAACAGACCATCAAAGATATTTACGGCATTTCCAAGTAGCTTTAAATGCCTCCTGGTTGTCCTCGTTGCAGGAGCTTTTTTTCTTCTGGCCGATACCGCCTTTGCAGATGTTTCCCCGGCTGACAGGAGAAAACGTGCCGTCCCCCAGCAGACGGATCAGGCTGGCGATGAGGCTGCCATTGTCAAGGACAGGGGACCTCTTGTTCCGCTCACAGATTACCAAAAACAATGGGTTGAGGATCAGAGCCGGTTTAAAATCGGTGTCATCACCCGTCAGGGCGGCAAGTCATTTTCTACAGCCCTGGAAGCTGTTCTGGATTGTGTCGAACACCCAAATACTACCTGGGTGCTTTTATCTGCAGGGGAACGCCAGTCCAAGGAGCTGATCAATAAAGCTAAAATGCACATGAAGGCCATTGATGTGGCCTTGGCATCCATTGCCACTGAAGAGTCAGAATACCTGTCTGAAGACGGCAAAACCATCTACAAGCAACTTGAAATCAATCTGCCCAACGGTTCCCGGCTTGTGGGACTTCCAGCCAATCCGGACACGGCCAGGGGCTGGAGTGCCAACATTATCCTGGATGAGTTTGCACTCCACCGGGCCAGCCGGGAAATCTGGTCAGCCATGTTCCCGACGGTCACCCGGGGATACAAGATCCGGATGATTTCCACCTTCAAGGGTAAGAGTAATAAATTTTATGAGATGTTCTTTTCCGCCCCAACCCTGCAAAGCTTCACCGGCAAGGATTATGAATGGGTCGGAGAAAGGGGCGGCTGGAGCAAGCATCTTTACAGCATTTACGATGCCGTTGAAATGGGGCTTAACCTGAAGGATGAAGAGGGTCAGCCCATTGAGCCGGAAGATTTAAAACTGGCCCTGAACGATGATGATGCCTGGGATGAGGAATTCGGTTGCATACCATCTGATGAAGTATCGGCTTTCTTAACCCATGAGATGATTTCTTCGGTTGAGGATGCCAGGCTGAACCCTGAACCGGACTGGGTAGATTCACTGATCAAGAAGGCCCTGGTTAACTACGGCCTCTACAAGGAGACCAAAACCCGGCCCGAGCTGCCCCTGTCTATCTTTGACGGAATTGAATTCCTGGGGGATGTTTATGTGGGCATGGATATCGGCCGGAAAAAGGATTTGTCCGTGATCTGGGTCGATCAAAAGATCAAGGATGTCCTTCAAACGGTGGCGGTCATTGAATTGAGAGCCCAACCCTTCTTTGTCCAGGAACAAGTGTTGCAGACGGTTTTAAGTGTGTCCGGTTTCCGCCGGGCCGGGATTGATGAAAGCGGCATCGGTGCCCAATTGGCAGAAAACGCTCATGATCTTTTCGGGGACAAGGTAGAGCAAATTCCTTTTACCCCTGGAAATAAGGAAGCCCTGGCCACCGGGTTAAAACACAATTTTGAAGACAGGGGCAGCCTGATCCCGGCACAAAGCACCATTCGTAATTCGCTTCACAGCGTAAAAAAATACGCCACCACCACCAAACATTTCCGGTTTGATGCAGAAAAGACGGATCAGACCGGCCATGCGGATCATTTCTGGGCAAAGGCACTTGCCACCCAGGCGGCCAGCAGCAACGTTGCACCAACGGTTGTGGATATACTGCCCGAATTTGCGGAGGCCTGCTGATGAGTTTCTGGGATAGATTTAAAAGACCGGCACCAAAGACCGTGGATGTTGAGTCGGGTCGGGTTTCGGTACCTGAAGAGGATTTTGCCACCGGCATGGGCCGCCTTGCAGGTTTTTACGGTATCAAGACTCCAAAGTTCCCCCTGGAGTATCTGGGCATCCTTGAACTTTTATCCATCTGGAATCCTGATATATCCCAGGCCCTGTCCATCATTGTCAACCTTGGCAATACCGGTCATGAGATTGAAGTTGACGGTAAAAGTCCGGAGGCGGTTCTTGACCGGGTCAATGGCCTGGCCAGTACAATTTACAAGACCGGCGGTGGCGTGGACGGCCTGGTCAACCATTTCTTACGGCAGATCTCGCTGATGGGTGCCTTGTCTGCAGAGTGGGTGGTGGCTGACAATATCAAAGACGGTATCAAGGACGCTGTTGTGGTGCCGGTCAGGTCCATCCGGTTTAAGCGTGATGATGGCGTTTTCCAGCCTTACCAGTACACCGGCGGTTCCTTTGATCAAGCCTATGTAAAGCTGAATCCCCTGACCTACAGCTACAACCCGATCCAGACCATGGACGATGATCCTTACGGGATCCCCGGGTTCTATGCTGCACTCAAGAACATTGAGGTCCAGCTTGATTCTATTGGCGGGATCGCCCATATCGTCCGCAAAATGGGCCTTTTGGGATTCCTGGATGTCTCCATGAAAATCCCTGACAAGAAACCAGGGGAAAGCGATGCTGCCCATAAAACCAGACTCCAGGCCCGGTTAAAAGCTTATGCCAAGAGCTATACAGCCAATTTTTCCAAAGGAGTGGCCGTCCATTATGATGATCAGGAAGCAAAGCACAACAATGTGGGCTCCACGGCAGCTGCCGGTGCAAAAGCAATTTTCAACCTGAATGAAGAACAGATCCTGTCTGCCCTGGATATCCCGCCGTCCATGATGGGTCGGAGCTATTCCACCACAGAAACCTATGCCAGTGTTGATTTTGAACGCCTGACAAAAAGGCTTTTAAACAGCCGCCGAACTACCAAACGATTTCTTGAAAAGGGCTATAACCTGGACCTTTCATTGTCCGGGATTAATGCAAGCGTATCAGTCAAGTTCAATGGGAATAGCGGTTTCCAGGAAAAGGAAAGTGCCGAGGCCGAGGGTCAGCGGATTGAAAATGTCGTTGCCAAACGAGATGCCGGGTTTATCAGTGAAGATGAAGCGGCCAGGGAGCTTGGTTATGAAGAGGCCACGGGCCAGCGTCCACCCGAGCGGGATCCGGGCTTGAGCTTTAAGTTCAACCGGGAAAAATCACGGTATGAATTTGTACGGCCAACGCTGCCAGCAATCAATACCCATGCCTTTGCCAAGGATAGCGACAAACGGGTTCAAAACTATGCAGAGGCCATCAGGAGTGTCCTTGATCCTTGTGAAGACAATGCCATCAAAGCTGCTTTGAAAGCGGCCGGGAAAAGCTATGCCAACGAAACCGCCTTTGCTGAAGGGGTTTTTAAAGCCTTTGATAAAGAGCTGTTAAAGCATCTTAAAAAGTCGAACTCCAACAAGGTGTCAGACAAGTATGTCAAATACGCCTGGCAGTTCTACCGGGTTGAAGACAATAGCGATATGCCCAAAAAACAAAACCGGTCCAGGTTCGGTATTGATATCAACCTGGCTGACACCAATGCTATCCGGTACCTGACCGCCATTGACCGATTCTTCTTCGGATCAGGCAACTACCTGACCAAAAACAAGGTGGTGGGAACAAAGTTTATCAACTGGCTGGAGAATGAGTACATCACCAAGGGCCTGAACATCCGGGATGATAAGACCATGAAGGCGTTCCAGGGCGAATTCAAGGATATGGTCAAGGTAACCACCTGGAAAAAAATCAACCAGCTGGTGAACACCACCATGTCCAGGATCCAGAACTTTGGCCAGACTATGAAGCTGCATGAGGCGGGGTTCAAAAGATTCCGCATTGTGGGGCCGAAAACAGCTCCTATCTGCTCGTTTTGCGCAAATATGGTGGGACGGGTCTTTGATGTCGAAATAGCAGCTAAACGACTATCTAAAGTGGTTGAAAAGGGATTTGAAGATGTATCCGACCTGCCTTCATTCATCACGAATGAATATTCCCCGGAAGAGTTGGAAGAACTGACAGACAAACAATTGCAGGATGCAGGCTTTGAGAGCCCGCCCTATCACCCTGAATGCCGTCACAGAAAAGCAGCTGAAGATTAATAACAGGAGTTAATTATGCCAGGTTACACAATTATCAAAGAGGGACTTGCAAAGGCACAATTTGACCTTGTCCCGGAAAACATGCCCCTTCAAGCCGGTGGAAAACCATTCAGTTTTGAAGTGGAGGAATCGGAAAACCAGAGTGATGAATTGTTTGTAAAGCTGTTCCGCTGCCTTTCCGCCACCACCACTCAGTCCCGGTTCTTTGACTTTTCCTCACCCGGTGTCCTTAAGGCAGCCGTCCCGTTTTTTGAGGGGGTTACCATCTTTGCCAACCACCGGATGGATGTCACCCAATGGAAGGGATATACGCAAAAAGCTGTATGGGACGGCAAGAACGAGCCCAACGGCGTCAATGCCCAGTTTGTCCTGGACAGGGTTGCAGATCCGAACCTTGTGAGGGGTGTGGAAACAGGGGCCTTGAGATCTGCCAGTGCCACCATCTGGTTCGAATATAAAAAATCCCACCCTGATCTTAAGTGGTTCTATGACCACCTGGGTGAAGAGGTGGAGGGTGAAATCGTGCGTTTTGTCGTCACCAAAATCAGTAACGTGGGTGAGATGTCCATTGTCTGGGAAGGTGAGGACAGTTACGCAAAATCGTTTGAGGCCGGTACGGAAGAGGCCCATGAAACTTTTAACCATGGAGAGGATGAAATGAAGCATTCAGCACAATTTTTAACCCGGTTTGACCTCAGCGGTGAGCCGTCTCCGGAGGACATTGAAAAGGCCATCCTGGAAAGCATTACCGGACTTGAAGCAAAAATTGCCGGACTTGAAGATGATGCAAAGATCGGTAAAGCCCATTTGACAAAAACCCGAGAAAAGGCGGTCACGCTTTATAAAGCTGCCAAGGGTGAGGCTGCCAAGGAAAGCTTTATCACCAACGTGGTTGAAAAAGCAGACCTTGATACCGCCGAGTCCTTTGTGGATGAATACCAGGCGGCGGTCGAGGATTCTGTTCCCCTGGCCTGCCCAAAATGCGGTGAGAGATTGTCCCGGAGATCTTCCCAGGCCAGTGGTGATGGGGACAAGAAATCCGTGGATATCAGCAAATATAAAATGCCTTAACAGTTCCGGGCTTTAAACCGGGGAAAGGGAGAGAATTATGTTTGACGTAAGTTTTGAAGGGATCGGTAATACCGGCACAATAACATTTTTGAGTGCTTCGGGCGTTGCCGTGGCCAATGAGAACCAGGTGGGCAAACTGTCTGCTGGCCAGACCATTGATGTCTGTGATGCAGAGGATGCCTTTTATGGTGTTATTGGCAAGGTTGATGAAGCAGCCGGGATCCTGGGCCTTGAAAGACACGGTATGAAAGAAGTGTCTTATACCGGGACCATCACGCCAGGATACAAGGAGCTTGTTGCTGATGGCTTGGGCGGGGTTAAGGCCCCGACTGTGGCTGGAACCGGCAGGATGTTTCATATCGTTGAAGTGAACTCCACGGACAATCTGCTGTTCCTGGACCTGGGTTAACAAGGGCATAACTGCAAACTAAGGAGAATAAAGAAAATGGCAGTAGGAATTACAAAAGAAATATATGGGGAAGCCGGGGGTAAGGGGTTAACCATGTCCGAGTATCTGGAGACAGAACGGCCTTCCGATATTGAGGGTCTTGACGCCTTTGAGTTTGCCCTGTCAGAACAGGACATCAACCTGAGACAAGACACGGTTGAAAAGTTCTACAGGACCAGTGACGACAAGGTGCTGTTCCCGGAATTCATTAACCGGAATTTGCGGATCGGCATGGTGGGTCTTGGCAAAAAAGACGTCACCTTGGAAGATATTATTGCCACCACCGTGACCATTGACAGTGGCGTGTATGAAACCGTCAAAGCCGTATTTGACAACAAAAAGCTTGATTTCAAAAGGATTGCTGAAGGCGGCGCATTCCCCACGGTTAAAATGGCTGTGGGCAAACAGGCCATCACCCTGGGCAAGATAGGTATCGGCCTGGAGGCGACCTATGAAGTTCTGAGAAGGATGAAGCTGCCGTTGCTGTCCATCCACATGCAGCTCATTGGAAAGCGCCTGGCAAAAAAGATGGTGGCCTATGCCGTGTATACGCTCTTAAACGGAGACGGCAATGCCAACCCGGCAGCAAAGACCACCGCGGTCCTTGATTATGCCCACCTGCTTGAATTCGACCTGGCCATGGATGACTGGGAAGCTTCAGTCTGGTTTTCCAAAAAAGCCTCTATCCAGACCCTTTGCCTGATTGATGAGTTCAAGGACACCCGGCTTTTTGATACGGCTAAGACTGGTGCCTGGGTTACGCCTTTTGGTAACTCCATGAAAAAGTTCAACTGGACAGACACCACCCTGGGTGATGGTCAGATCTTTCAGATCGACAAATCTGCCGCTCTGGAAATGGTTAAAGAAGCCGGGGCCGAGTTGATCGAAACCGACAAGGTCATTGACAAGCAGTTTGAAAAGACAGTTGCCAGCCAGGTGATTGGTTTTTCCAAAATATTCACGGATGCCTGCAGGGTTTTTCAGGCTACCTGATGGCTACAATTAATCAAATGGTTGCAAACCGCCTCCCGGATGAGGCGGAACTGTTTGCAGGTTCCCTGGATTCTTTCATTGAGGAATCCGGGGCACTTGCTGGCTTTGAAGGGGTTGCTGAAGATGACATGACAATCCTGCAAAAATCTCTTATTGCCGACATGACAGCCAAAGCTTTGATCCTGCCTTCCATGAGCAAGTATAAAAAAGCCATGGCTTCAGCCGAAGGGGATGGTGCCGGTAAGGCAGAGTGGGTGGATAAACTTAAGTTTCTCAAGGAGATGGGTTCCAAGCTGGATGCCGATATCCTGGAAAAAAAGGCCGGTGTCGGTACAAGTGTTGACACGGGGATCCCCATGATGGTGGTGACCGATGACTGATCTTTTTGATGATGCTGCCCAGGCTGAATTCATCGCTGCCATCCGGGATGTCACAGACACCTTTCAAAAGTATCCTGTCGTCTTTGGCGATGGCGATGAATTAATTGAGTTATTTTGCGGCCGTATATCCATCAAAAATGAGCTTTTAGCCAGAGAAGAGGGTGAATCTATAGACGAAGCCTTTAAACTGGCTTTAAATCGCCAGTATTTGGACGAGAAGGGGCTTGTTGATGAAAATGACATCCTGCTTATCGGGTATGACACACCGGTTTGGATGGATGGAGAGCAATTTGCCATCATAAAACTGGGTGAACCATCCGTGTTTCGGGATAAGAAACTCATGGTCGTCATGGAGATTGTCAGATAATGGGTGCGACTCTCACAGGGGATTGGAAAAAGGCCTTGGCCGTTCTTGACGGTGCTGCAAACAACATCAAAAAGGGTATGTCAAAGACTATCCGAAGGAAAATGATTGATGTTGAACGGAGGGTACTTGCCCATGTGGACGATCAGGACCTGGGTTGGGATGAGCTGGATCCTAAGTATGCCGACCAAAAAGAAAAAAAAGGTTTGAGCCCCGACACCCTGAGAGCGTCCAACCAGATGTACAGCAATATCACCACAGCCCAGATTGATGATTTTACAGGGGCCGTGGGAGTCCAACGGGGAGTGAAGAACAAGGACGGAGAGGATGTGACCGACGTGGCCATCATCCATGAGCAGCCTGACAACGATGGTACAATAATTCCGGCCAGGAAGTTGTGGGAGCCCACATTTGACGAAATCAAGGATGATGTGGCGGCTGAACTTCAGGGCGTGGTCATCAAGGTATTTAAAAAATGATTGAAGTCTGCAAACAATTTTTGAATGACCAGATCCGGGAGCTGCACGGGTATGAAAAGGCCTTTGCGTTTGAGACCGGCAACATCTTTTTCGGACCGAAACCCAGGGATTTTCTCAAAGATCACCAGTTTGCAGCCTGCTGTCTTGTGCTCCATGACAAGAAGAAAAAAGACGGGAGGCTGGTCTCCAACGTCAGGGATGCAGCATGCGAATACTACACCCGGACCCGAAGGCGGTTTGAACGGAAAATCATGTTTCGAATTTTGCTTTATGCGGCCTCTTTCGGGGATCAATGGGGTCAGGCAGATATCCCGGGTCTGTGGGACTTTGAGGCATTCAAAGGTCTTGTTGACCAGCTTGAGCAGAGGATTGCAGAGCATAAAGTAATTGCTGATGAATTCAATAATGCCGTCAAGATCGATCTCCAGGATTCTTTGAGACCCTGGGATGCTGAAGAGGCAAGACAATCTCTAAAACGATTACCGGTCAAGGCAATCGTGAGGGTAGAGTTTACCGGCGGGATCTATGTACAGAAAAAAATCCCCATTATCGGGGATGTGGATATTCAACCAGAGTTAAAATAGGAGGTTTTATGGCCAAGGACAAGCCTGAAAAGGCGATGAACAAGTTAACGGCCCCTAAAAGGCCGGAATCGACTGGGACAAAGAAAGAAGCGTTATCCCCGGTTGAGACCCTGGCAGAAACAAATGGTCTTCTTTCCTGGGAAACAGCCGGTTTAATGAAGGCAGCGGGCTGGGCTCAGGGAAAACAAGTGTCTGAAAAACAGTTTCAGCAGGCATTAACGAAATTCAGGAACCGTCCCCAGGGCGGTGGAAGGATAAAGGCATAAACCATGGGAGACGTATTAGAGTATTTGGTAAACGGAACCAGTGGCCTTGCTCCCGGAGGAGTGGAGGGATCCGCTCTTATTGTTGGGGTCTGCAGTGTCGGTGAAGCTGGCAAAGGTTATTTGCTTGGCAAGGATTCGGACCTTGAAACGCTGCTGGGTGTTGGTCCCCTGGTGGACAGGTTAAGAGATATTTTTGCAACCGGCGGTCAGAATCCTATTGTGATTGCCGTGCCGGTGGCTGGTTTGGATGGAGGATATATTTCTCCTGCACAGCATACGGGTACCGGCCCCGGGGGAGCTGTTACGGGAACACCGGTTGAAAATGCGGATGTGGTGGTTGAAATTGAGACCGGCGGGGTTTTAGGAACTGCTGAGGCCAAGGTATCTGAAGATGGTGGATCCACGTTTGGTTCCCCGGCTATTGTCCCTGTGGACGGTCAGATCAGTATCGGCACAACAGGTGCCACCCTGACCCTTGAGGTTGGCACCCATATAGCCGGGGACACGTATGCGTTTGCCGTAAGGAATGCCATCGGCCCTGTTAAAAAAACCGGTACCGGCCCGGACATTACCATTGCCGGCACGGTGAAAGCTGCTGCTCAAATCGTTCTGGGCATTGCATCTGCAGGTGGCCTCAATGATGCCACATATCAAATGAGTGTTGACGGCGGGGACTCCTGGGGAGCTATTGCCACAGTCCCCGTTGATGGTGTCGTTGTCGCAGGGAGTACAGGGGTATCTATTACCGTGCCCGAAAGCCCTGATCTGGTGGCGGGTGATATGTATGAATGCGAACTGATGCCACCGGTGCCGTCCATATCTGCTGTTATGACTGCTCTTGAACAGCCCTTGAGCCTGTACGATATTGAGTTTGTCCATGTGGTGGGACCGTCGGATTCTGTTGACTGGGCAGCTATGGGAGCCAAGGCGGATGATCTATGGAACAAACACCGGCCCACTTATTTCCGGGCAGAGACCCGGCTGCCCTATGCGGATGAAGACCTTAACGACTGGGTTGCGGCCATTGTCAATGACCGGCTGGGCTATTCCCACAATTTTGTCACGGTTTGCAGTGCATTCGGGGAGGTCTCCGATTCAACCGGGAAGCGGGTGAAAAGGAACTGGGGCGGACTCCTGTCGGGCCGGGTACTCAGTATTCCTGTCCAGCGGGCTGCAGGAAGGGTTTTGGACGGTGGAATTTCCCAGGGAAGCCTTCAGGATGATTATACCGAAGCCATGCAGGTAATGCTTGAAACCAACGGCTATGTTACGGCCAAGCATTATGCCGGACTGAATGCGGCTTATTGGGGAGACTCAAAAACCCTGGCTGACGTTACCAGTGATTTTCAATATGAGGAGGTCTTGAGGACCGTCTTCAAGGCTGTCAGGAAAGCCAGAATCGCTGCTTTGAAATCCATGTATGATGAAGCCGGGGATCTTGCCCTGGAAGGAAATGCAACCGGGATTGCGTATTTGAAGGCCAATATTGAAAACGCTTTGAATACCATGGTTGCAGCTGTTCCCCAGGAGCTTGCAGGGTATGTGGTAGAAATCCCGGTCGGCCAGGATGTTGTCAACAACGGTGTGGCTGTCCTGATTAAACTTGTGGGTATTCCAATTATCCGGGAAATCAAACTGTATGCCAGCTATGCCTATGCCGGATCAGCTTTTGACCCGAGACTTGAATTAGCAGCATAAAGGAGAAACCATGCCAATTAATGGAAATGATTATGACTGGGAATCCGTCGAGATAAGGCTTCCCCATGGCGTTGCCATGGATATCACGGATATCAGTTACAGCGATGAAGCCGATGTGGAAGAACATTATGGCAAAGGCAGCACTCCCCGGGGATACGGTCGGAAAAATTATAAAGCCTCCGGATCCATGGAATTAGACCTGAAGGAATTTGAAGCCCTTAAAAAAGGTCTTGGTGGAAGTCTCTACAAAGCCAAGCCGTGCCGGATTGTGGTGGGGTATGCCAACGATGATATGCCTGCCGTAAATGATACTCTGCCTGATGTGAAATTTACCAAAACAGACACCAGCGGCAAGCAAGGTGATGACAAAGTAGGCGCCAGAAAGATTGATTTTAAAATCCTGAGCCCCATCAAATGGGGGGATGAAGACGCCTATTAAGACCTTGTTAATGCTTTAATCTTAGATACTAACAAATAAAGAGGAAATTATGGATCCAAAATCCGTCAAAGACAAAAAAACAGATACAAAACCTGATGTTCCTGATGCTGTAAAGGACGCAATAGAAAAGGGATCCACGGTTTTGCTGTTAACCGGTGAAAATGATGAAGAATACTATTTCAAGAAACCCAAGCAGATGGATATGAACCGGTTTCTTGGCACCTCGTCAAAAGGCAAGCTGGCCGTGGCTGTAAAAAACCTTGTTTTTGATATGGCCATTGACCCATCTGCTGCAGAACTTAAATCAGAGCTCAAGGATAAACCGGGCCGGGTGGTTGCCTTGAACAATGCTCTCCAGACAGAGATCGGTCTGAATGAGGATTATACGGTAAAAAAGCTCTAAGGACCGCCCGTGCTGGACTCAGTGAAAACTGGGTTCAGCAGGCCGCCTTGGTCATTCAACAGCAGTTAAAAGAAGAGCTGGAACAGGACATGGACCAATTCATTCAACAATATGCAAACGCCTTATGGCTGGAAGAGAGACAAATGGATGTCATGGCCGGTGCCATTGCAAAAGCCCTGGGAGGTACCAGATAGGTGTCAGTTGAAGCCAAAAAGGAAGATGCCGAGAATGGCGGCAAGGATGCCTTTTTCAATTTTCTTCGGTCCTGTGAACACAGCAGCAATCAATGCATAAACGATCAGACTGCCAAAGGCAACCAGTCCAAGAAAGGTAATTGCGATGAGTATGCCTAAAAAAATATCCATAAAATTAAAATATTGCACGCAAAGGATAATGTCAAATGGAAAGCATTTTTAAGCTTGGTCTCCTGCTGTCGGTGATTGATAGAGTCTCTGGACCCAGCACCAAGATTGGACATAGCATGATCGGTCTACGGGGAAAAGCAATGTCCCTGGGTCCGGTATTTGATAAGTTCAAATCCTATGGTCTAATCATGACTACTGTGGGGGCCGCCCTGATCAATATAATGGCCGGGGCTGCCATGGCTACGGTCCCAACACAAAAAGCCCTGGGGGAATTGTCATCTGTTGGCATCGAAAACCTACAGGCCCTTGAAAATGCCGGTACTGAGTTTTCCGGAAAATGGGCGGGTACAACCACCGCTGAATTTATTGCGGCGGCATATGATATCAAATCCGGTATCGCTTCCCTGTCCGATGAGGGGGTGGCGGAGTTCACCAAGCTTGCCGCCTTGACCGGCAAGGCCACCAAATCCACCACGTCTGAGATGACCAGCCTGTTTGCCACGGGCTATGGCATATACAAAGGCATGTATGAAAACCTCAGCGATATGCAGTTTGGAGAAGTGTTCTCAGCCGGTATTTCAGCCAGTGTCAAGAATTTTAAGACAACGGGATCCGGCATGGCCCAGGCCATATCCTCGCTGGGTGCCACGGCCACCACGGCCAAAGTTCCTTTAGCTGAGCAGCTCTCTATCCTGGGTATGCTCCAGGCAACCATGTCCGGCAGCGAAGCCGGCACAAAATACAAAGCCATGATGCAGTCAGCTGCCGGGGCAGGTGAAAAACTAAACCTGCAGTTTCTGGATGCCAATAACCAGCTACTGGGTATGCCGGTGATCCTTCAGACCCTGCAGAAAAAATACGGTTCCACCCTGGACGCCATGGAAAAAATGGAGATCCAGAAAGCCTTTGGCACCCAAGAAGCCGTGGCGGTCATTGATCTTTTATACGGCAAGGTGGGGGATCTCAAGACAAATATCACCGGTCTGTCTGGTGCCATGGACCAAGGGACCTCATTCACCGAACAGATGGCAGCTACCATGAACAAGGATATCGGGGCCGGGATTCAACTGCTTGCTCAAAGATTCCATAACCTTGTGGTAGTCATAGGCAAGAAACTCAATCCCATATTAATTCCTTTGTTCTCCTGGATAGGAAATATCATCAATAGGATGATTGTCTTTGCCGGGCATCATGAGACCCTTGTCCAGGCGGCGGTTTTCCTTGTCGGAGGAGTAGCTTCAGTGGTGTTTGTTTTGGGCATACTGGCCGCTGTCATGGGTGCCGTGGGATTGTTGTTTCCAAACATAACGGTAGGCTTTTCCCTAATCGGGAAGGCCGCACTTATGATGAAAACAGGTCTTTTATCAGCAGTCGCATCCACAAAAACATGGATCCTGTGGCAACGCCAGGCATTCCTTACGACTTTATATGTCGAGGGTGGACTGTTAGCATATGCTAAGACCTTAGCCACCGCACCATTCAGGGCATTGAAAAAGGTGGCCGTGGCAACCTGGGGTCATATTACCTCACTTTATGCGCAATTTACGGCTGCTGTAGCCTCTGCAGGTGGAATAAAAGCATTGGCCATAAGCATGGGAACCGGCCTTATAACATCCATAGTCGGTGCAACGACATCGGTGTGGTCTTTCACCACCGCCTTGCTTGCCAATCCGATCACCTGGATCGTGCTTGCTGTTGTCGGTTTGGTCGCTGGGCTGATTATTCTTGAAAAAGAGTTCGGCATCCTCAGCAAGACACTTGATATGTTTATGTACGGTCTGGGATATGTTGCCGGTGTGGCTGTCAGAACCGGTAAAATTCTGTTGGATGCCTTTATGATGCCATTCCGATCCTTGGGTGCTTTCATTGACAGAGTCGGTGGTGTTGGAAATGCCATGAAAATGCTTTTCAAACTTGTTTTGTCAATCGTATTTCCCCCCCTTGCCATTGCATTTCACTGGGATGCTGTTAAGACCGGGGTGAAAACAATGATTTCCTGTATCAAGGGTATCATTCCTGAATTCTTGGCCGTAGGCAAGGCTTTGTGGGGCGCATTTTCAGACGGCATTAAGTCCATGGCCATGAACCCGGTTGAAACCGCTAAATCCAGTCTTGCAAAGCTTCGGAATCTTTTGCCCTTTTCCGATGCCAAAGAAGGTCCGCTATCAACATTGACTCTATCCGGTGCCAGGATGATGGATACCATTGGTACCGGGATACAGTCAGCCGGGCCGGGCCTTATAAAAACAGTGTCCGGGGTGATGGCGGGCGTGGCTGCTATTACAAGTGTGGGTGGAGATTTTAAGGCCCAGCCGGTGCCGTTACAGCCCCCGGCCCAGGTTATGTTGCAGAATACGAAACCTGTTATTCCCCCTGCAATTACGAATATCACCAAGCCCGCAACAACTAAAAAATTCATTACCAATCCTGAAAAATCACTGTCATTTGATCCTGAAAAGCTTAAACAAAAATCTGCAGATAAGAGCACTTTTCACCCGTCCAGGCAGCCGAATAAAACAGAAAATCATTTTCACATTAATGGTCTGACGCTGCCCAACGTTAACGATTTAAGTGCTTTTGTTGCGGAACTGCAAAACCTGGCGGAGGGGCATGATGTCTGATGGTTATCTGAACATAGAGGACGGCCAGGTATCACTCGGCGGTAACTTGGTGCCGGGGGAGCTTGCGTCCATGAGAATTAACGGAGCGGTCCGTTTCGATCAGGCCGAAGTAGATAACCTCTCTGGGACCAAAAAAACGCCTCTTGGATGGGAAGATTCCCTTATTACCATTAAATTGCTGCTCATGTCTGATGAAAACGGCACATGCTATGAGAAGCTGGCCGATATGAACCGGATTTTCAAAGGACTGGACAGCAGTGCCAATCCCAAAGTATATGACCTGGTCAATTCCCACACATCAGCCCGGGGTATTGACCAGGTTGTTTTCAACGGCCTGAGATCAAGAGAAGGAAACCAGGATGATACGATCCTTACGACTCTTGATTTTTGCGAGCACAATCCTCCGACTATCCCACCCGAAATAAGAACATCGGCAGCGGACACTACTACTGCACCTGGGGCAGATGACAGTGACAGCAGCCAGGTTGTGGATGCTACGGTCACACAGGATCCAGACAGCCCATTTGCAGCTGGGTTTAAGGATGGCACTGCATGATAGCAGGTTTTAACGCATATATCCGAATCGGAAAGATCGAGTTGCACCGGGTGCCGGAACTTAGGATTGTATCGGAACGTAACAAACCTTTAACCCGGATAACCATTACGGTACCGGATCCCACGGGCAATATTTCAAAGGCCTTGAAAGACCGTGCTGCCGTGTCCATCGTCCTGGGGTACCGGGGTCAGACTCCTGCTCTTTGGGAAGGAACGTTTGCCAATACTACAGTAGGCCGTAACAAAGACCAGCTGGTTGTCAATGCTGTGGGCCGGGAACGGGCTCTGGCCGAAACTATGATACGTCAGGCCTTTGTCCGGGAAACTCCGGAAGCTATTGTAAAGTACACCATTGCCCAGACAGGCTTGACACCCGGCCGCATTGATTCAGTCGGGATCACCTTACCCAGATTTATTGCTTCGAATATCCCAGCCTGGCAAGTGGTCCGGCAGTGCGAACATACCCTGAAAAAAGCCTATAACATTGATATGCGGCCCTGGGCCTTATGGATGGGTAAAGACGGAAAGATCAATTGGTGTCCGGGCGATGAAACCGCTGATATGCCAGTTGTTGACAGCAATGCCAATCTGATCCGGCATTCACCGGGTCAGGGATGCGGAGAGCTGTCCGGGGTAGAGACGTTCATGCTGCCCCATATGATGCATACCATGAAGTTCCGGCTCATTGATATCAAACGGGGTTTGAAGGATGATTTCAGAGCGGTCAAAGTGGAGCATGTTCTCAAGGACAGCCAGGCCAGAACATTTATCAGCTACGGTGAAGCGTATGAAAGATATTGATTTGAAAGCCCTGCTCAAACGGGTGATTGAACTGGTGATGCCTGATTTTAGAGCCTATTACCGTATAACCAGGAAAGCTCAGGTGGTGAAAGCTTATGCCAGTGACGGCAAATACTGGGCCGATGTACAGCCCCTGCTCAACGACGATAGCCCGGATCCCAACGAACCGGTGGTACCCAAGGTGGAAATCCCTATCATGTGGGCCGGACCTTCCCGGGGAATTGTCTGTCCGCCAGAAAAGGGAACCTTTTGTGACCTGTCTTACTATGACGGGGATCCTGATTATCCAAGAATAAGCAATTTTAGATGGACCGGCATGCAAGCGCCGAAAGTCGAGATCGGTGGTCTGATTATCCAGAGACAGCCTGGGACCTATATCAAGATTGATGCTGAAAACAATATTATCCATGTTACGCCTGCCAACGGATCCGAAAATATTGGAGGGGACTGGACAATAAACGTGGCGGGCAATGCAGCCATCACCGCCGGGAGTGCCGTGACCATCCAAGCTCCTCAGATCAATATGGTGGGTAACTTGGCCTCAACAGGGGCTGGTGGTGGAACGGGTACCTCATCTGAAAAATGTAACAAAACCCAGACCGGCAATCTTACGCTGATAGGCAACCTGGATGTCCAGGGTAACGTCCATGCCACCGGAACCATAATTGATGACGGCGGTAACACAGACCACCATCCGGGTCATTAAAGGAGCAAAATGACAGATATATACGGCCAGGACATCAAGATTGATGAAGCCATGCAGGCAGTGATTGCAGCCAATGGAGAGGCCGTCTTGACCCAGGGTGCTGAGACCGGGTGCCAGGATATCAAGTTGAGGCTCTTTCAGTACCTTGGAACACTTTTTTATGACAAAGAGCATGGATCAAAACTTTATGACTGGATCCATGAAGAGAACACCGGGGCCAACCGTATCGGCCTTGTTAATGAAGTGGCCAGGCGGGTCCGGATGGATCAGAGGGTAGCATATGGAACGGTATCCGGAGAGGTGGTTTCTTGGGACGAAAGGGGCATCCAGGTGAGCGTGTCTTGGCAGTTTATTGATGCTGACCATTTATTCAACCTGGTGGTCGAAATGAATTCCAACAAAAATGAAATGGTGATCAAAGATGTCAATCCCTATTAGCAAAACCTTGGAAGAGATCCGGACAGAGGTTTTCGGATATATCACCCAGGTCCAGGACGATTACAAAATCAAAGGCTGGCTCCCCGCATCCCTGAACCTGAACAAGGGGATTGTCAGGGGCGTGATAGAGATCTGGTGTTGGGGGCTTTTTCAGCTGTATTCTTTCCTGATTACGATCTTGGCCATGGCGTTTCCTGAATCCGCTAAAGGCTTGTGGCTTGAGCTGCACTGCAAACAAGTGGGTATTGATAAAAAACTTGCCACTAAAACATCCGGGACGATGTTCCTCTTAAGAGATGATACAGCAGGCAACCTTCCGATCCCTGCAGGACGTATCGTAAAAACGCTGCCGGACGGTACCGGCAACGTCTACCGGTTTGTGACCATGGAAGAGGTTGTGATAGCGGATGGTGCTGGAGAGATCGAAGTTAAAGTCCGGGCAGAAAACACGGGTGCCGGTTACAATGTCACCGCAGGCCAGGTGTCTGAAATTGTCACCTTCATTGACGGTGTTGACGGTGTTGAGAACCGGACAGACTGGCTTGACAGCGAAGGCACGGATGATGAGACCGATGAGGCTTTATATTTGCGGTACCTGCTCAAATGGAAAGAAGGGTCAGGATACGCCAAATATGCGTACCAGGGCTGGACTTTGGGTGTGTCCGGAGTCTCTGAAGTTAAGGTGCTTGATCAGCATCCCAGGGGCCAGGGTACTGTGGATATTATCATCCGGGGGACAGCTGGTGTGCCAACCCAGCAGGTTATAGACGATGTGACTGCCGTAATTGAGGATGCCAGGCACCAAAATGATGATGTCCAGGTCCGGGGGGTTGTGCCATCGAATGTCACCATTGAAGTTCAGCTTGAATGTGTGCCAGGGGTTATCTTGGCGGATATCATTGTAACTGCAGAGCAGAAATTGACAGCCCTGTTTGATCCCAACAAGGAAGAGACCGGAATCATACCATTCATTATCGGTGAAGACTTGACCCGTGATCGATTAACGGCAGCGGCCATGCTGGTTCCGGGGGTAAAATCCACACCCTGGACCCTGCCTGCAGCCGGGATCACGGTGGCAGATGATGGTCTGCTTACACTCCAATCAATGACGATAACCGCTGCAGAGGCGTCGGAGAGCTGATATGGGCCTTTTCTGGGAATATTTTAGAAAGACACTGCGCTGGGCACCTATCTGGAGGGAAGGATCTTTGTCCGCAATGGTGAAAGGTGCCTCCTTTGCCCTGGACCAGGCCCGGACCGCTATTTTGTGGCTCCGTGACCAGTTTGTCCCTGAAAAATGCATTGATGATCATTTACCAAACCATGCACGGTCCAGGGGGATCCCCGGGCGTCATTACAGAGAGACCTATGATCAGTATAGAAACCGGGTGGCCCTGGCCAAGTTATGGCATGACAAATCTGGTAAGAGCAAAGGCATGGTGGAAATTTTCCTCTATTACGGGTTTGAAGCCATTATTTTGAATTTAAGATCTGAGGATTCGGCTCGGTGGGCTGAATTCAGACTGTACATCCGCCCGAACTTTTGGATGGAAACCGAGGATTATGCTCTTATAAGGGAAATTGCCAACGAATATAAGGCAGCCAGCGCAAAACTGGAAACCATTGTTATTGAATTTGAGGCGATTCAGACCGCCTATACCGGCATGGTAATATTAACAGCGACCCACCAGCAGGTGGAGTGTAACTGAGAGGGATTATGGCAAGTTTTACAAACGGTGTGATAACGAACAAAGGGAATGACCTCAAAGCAAAAACCGATGCTGGTGTGACCCTTGAATTAACGCAGCTTGTCATCGGCGATGGTGTGGTTGCCGGGGGAACAGATCTTAAAACCTTGAACAGCCTGGTCAATGAAGTAAAGGCTTTTGATATCAATTCTTTTGAATTCTTAGGTACTGGCCGCACAAAGATTCGTACCATTCTATCAAATGCAGGTCTTATCACAGGTTTTTATGCCAAAGAAGTGGGCCTGATGGCCAATGATCCTGATCTTGGTGAAATCCTGTATTCTTATATGTCGGCTGATCCAGCGGATTGGATACCCCCTGAAGACCAAGCTTTTCAACAGATCTTTGATATTATTGCCCTGACAGGCAACACCGAAGATATCACCATCACCTTGGATCCGAACGTGGCCACCCTCAGCCTTGCAGACATGCAGGAGCATGAACTTAAACAGCTAAATCCGGCAGATACCAACACGGTCAAGGAGAAGCACCTCTCCAATGCACAAGCTAAGGTCTGGCAAGACCATAAAGATTCCCCCGCCAACCCCCACGGCACCACCAAGGCCCAGGTAGGCCTGGGTAATTTGCCCAACGCAATATCTGACTTGGTTTCCTTGGCAAGCTCAGTTACCCTCGCAACGTCCAGAGCAGTTAAAACTGCTTATGATGCCGTGATAGCCCATATCAACCGAACAGACAATCCCCATACGGTAACGAAAATCCAAGTTGGCTTGAGTGCCATACCCAATGCCATATCCGACGCGGTTAATTTGGCAAGCTCCGCCACTTTGGCAACGTCAGAGGCTGTCAGGTATGCATATAATGCCTTATTGTATCACGTCGGCCGTGGAGACAATCCCCATTCGGTAACGAAAACCCAGGTTGGCTTGAATGCTATACCCAATGCTATATCCGATTCCACCACCCTTGCCAGTTCCACCACAGTGGCGAGTTCAAGGGCGGTGGACACGGTAAATGATAGCTTGACCGCCCATAAGGCCACGGTTGCAAATCCGGCGGTAACAGGCACGGCAAAGGTTCACGTTACCCACACGCAAACCAAAGCGTGGGAAGATCATAAAAACGCCGCCCATGCCCCATCTAACGCCAATTACTACAGTCACCCAAGCACCCATCCGCCTTCTATCATTGCGGAGACATCATCCGACAGGTTCGTTTCCGATGCCGAAAAGACCACCTGGAACGGAAAAGCAAATCTTGGGGAAACGTCCGTCACTGCGTATCGGGGGGACCGAGGAAAAGCGGCTTATGACCATAGCCTATCCAACCATGAAGCTTTTCCGGCGGGTACGTCAATGCTATTCAACCAGGCCAGCGCCCCGGTGGGATGGACAAAAAAAAGCAATTGGGCATCGAATGCAAGCCTGATTATTGGCAATACCTATGGGTCAGGTGGGTCAGATAGCCCATCATCATGGGTCACTAATATTGGAGTTGGGAGCCATGCAGCCCATACTCATACCGGGCCGAATCATAGACATACGGGGTCAAGCCATAATCATTTATGGTATAACTATGGTGGCACGGCAGATGCCAAATCATATAATTCTGGGGGTTCAGCCATAGATATCACAACCGCATCAATCGGATGGACGGCGATATTGGCATATACGTCACATGTAGCAAGCGGAAATAGGTTAAATCAATCCTTTTATACCGCAATAGGTGGGTCAGAGAACACCGGGTATGGAGGAACTGGCAATACGGGTTCTGGCGGGCCGACAAGTCATACCGTCACTCAGGATACTTACACGCCCAGATATCAAATTGTGATTGCAGCAATCAAAAATTAAAAAGGATAAATAAAAATGGCCTTAAAAAACTTTGTAAAATCGAATAGCTATACACGGATAAATCAAATTACAATACAAAAGGAAGCTGAAACGATATATTTTGAAATTAAAGTCTATGAGGAAAAAGACGGGGCATTATTGCTGTCACCCGTGTCCTTTAAAATTAATTATAAAGAGGAAACGGGAAGATACAAAGAAAAAAATATCGTTTTACCAGATGCGCCGGTTTATCCGGCTTTATGTACAGATAGGGAAGCATTGGTTCCGATGTGGACAGATGAAAGCACGCCAGAAGAAATTGCGGCATATGACGCGGCAAAGGCAGCATATGCCCAGGATATAGAAGACCACCAGGCCGAGATTGATACCATGACTGCCGAAGTCGAAGCAACTGCCGAAACAGAAAACGAATATACAAAATATTTTTCTGACCAGAAACTCTATCAGGACAGTAATGTGACTGCTTGCGCCTATGAATATTTAAAATCATTACCAGGGTTTGAAGAGGTGGCCGATGCCTAAGAGAAACAAACGTCCATGTATCCGGGGCCTGAAAGATTTTCAAAAATCCGGCTGCCCTGAAAAACATTGGGATGGCCAAGATGGCTGCCCGGCTTGGAAAGAATATACCGTTCCGGGAGAGCCAAGCAAGCCGCCAAAAATCATCAAAGATTGCATTGATTGTCTGTCAGAGCATTGGCAGTTTGAGGCTTTGAAAATGCTCGAAGGGAACCAGATGGCGACAGAGTCCTTTAGGAATTGCATGTGTGAAGAAGTTGCCGGTCAAGTTGTACCAAAAATGGACCGGGCAGTCATGGAGCTTGTTTCTATCCTCCAGCGGGAAAAAGAGGACCGGGCCTTGCTAAAAACACAACAATCTTTGGAAATCACAGACTAAGGTTTATTGAGAGAAATACCACCTTTTTAAAAGGAGAAAATAATGCTTGATGGATTACAAACAGAAATAGACAAATATCCGGTGCTAACCAATGCCGGGGCCAAGGCTGTTATGGCGAAATTGAATGAGCCTGGATCAGCTTTGGTTGAGTCTTGGGTCACAAATCCAAACGAGGCCCTATACACAGTCAATGAGGTTTATACCTACCATATCAGCGATGAATCGCTTGGCAAATTAATAGCATTGTTGGTGATGCCTGAATATGTGGTCCTTGCTCTTAGGCTGGACAAAGCCACCCGCTTTGACCTGTCCTCATCTTTTGTTTTGGGGATGCTATCTAATCTACTTGCTGGTGAGATTATAACTCAGGCAGAGCATGACAATTTGGTCAGATTGGGCCAGGTTAAAAAATCCAGGGCAGAAGAACTTTTTGAACGAAAATTGACAGTGGAGGATTTTTAAATGACAACCCGACTCCCAACAGTTTACGACACATCAGTCGAGGCTCAAGCTTCTATTGCCCTAATTGCCGATGCAGCCCTGGTCACAACAGGAACAGTCACAATTGATAATTCAATCACTGGTAATGGTAAGGGCTGTCATCATTATAAATGTTTTGTGAATGTTACCACTCATGCGGGTGGGGATGCTGTCTGTAGGCTTTATTATGCAGGGGCCAGATCAGGAACACCGGCAAAATTTGATAGTGGCTCCCTATCTGTGAAGATCCCATCTGCCGAAACAGGGGAATATGAATTGGGAGATATTTACAGCCCCGCCCCTGTCAGCAAAGTTGCAATAGCAGCGAAGGACGTGGGATTTACAGCTACGCTAAATATTGTCCCGATGAATATAGAGGCTCAGTAACCAATGCCATTTCTACGGCAAAAATATAAGCAAAAACCCAAACAGTGGGGGCCTTTTTCTGGGGCTAAGTCTGCGTTCCATCAAAACCTAAAAAACATAGGTGTGCCAATCCCCTCAATGTTCTGCCCGTTGTGGGAAAATGCTGGACTGTTCCATGACCTGGAAAATCTCGGCGAATCCGGGGAATTTTTTGAGGCACTGGAGTGGAAAGAAAATGGTCTGCATGTCTCAAACTCAGCATTGCAAGCATGGGGGTTTTTGCCTGTTGCCTTTAGTGCGGCTGATAATACCCCCTGGGCAATTGCTATTACGTTCAAAACAAGGTCAACAAGCACCACAAAAGCGATTTTAGCAGGAAATGACAATAGTACAGACTATGGATACATCGGACGATATCCTGGGTCAAAATTTAGGCTAAGATTGTCCGGGGCGTTAGATTTTGCAACGATAACGGATTTTTCAAGAGAAACGACAATAATTGTGGTTTGTGATGGGTCCTCAGAATCCACAATAAAAGCGTATCAAGACGGAATTTATAAAGAATCAAAGAGCACAGGGGTTTCTTCATTTGATTTTAATCATATCGGTATAAATAGCGCAACGTATTGTGCCGAAGATGACATTATTTATCAAATTTCGGCATGGAACGAAGAGTTATCAGCAAGCCAAGTAAAATCATTTTCAGATAATTTGTGGGGCTTGCTTGCGCCAGTCCAACAAAAAACAATATTCCCGCCTATAGAAAGTGGTTTATTGCCTATTATCCTCCCTGTCGCCTGGAAAGTTCTGGCTGAAAAATCCGTGGATACTTCGTGGAAATTGTTTGATCTCAAAGAGCAATCTACCTCTTGGAAAATTTTCAAAGAATTGAATCGGGGCGCTGCCTGGAAAATTCTGAAATCCAGTTCCGGATATGCCTCATGGAAGGTCATGGCCGATACTACCATGACCGCTGCTTGGAAAATTTTAAATTCTGAACAAAAAGCCACATCCTATAAAATCATTAATCGACTTGAACAGGATTCTTCTTGGGCAATCATCAACCGGTTGTCCCAGGATGTTTCCTGGAAAATCCTTCTCCAAGGTATTTTATCCCAGAATATTTCCTGGAAGATTTTATCAGAAAAAGAACAACAGGCCGCATGGAAGCTCTTGACCTCAACAGATCAGCAATCAGCATGGAAAATTTTCAATGACCTGGAGCAAAGCATTGCTTGGCAAATCCTTTCCAGCGGTGAGATCAGCCAGGCTCTTGCATGGAAAATCCTTAAAGCAAAAGACCAGGTTACCGGTTGGCGGATCCAGACAGCGACGGATCAGGAGACTGCCTGGAAGATTATCAATGCAAAGGCTCAAGCCATGGCCTGGGATATTCTCAAGGTCACTGATCAGGATTTGGCTTATAAAATCTTTGCCGAACTTGAGCAGGATACCTCCTGGAGTATTGATTCATCTGTCCTTCCCCCGGCGGTTAAGGCGGTTATTGAATTCACCGCAGCAAAACGAAATTTTATTTTTAACTCAGCAAAACGAACCTTTATTTTTTATCAGAAGGAGAAATAATTATGGCAGCAGAATTACAGTTCAGACTTACAGGCGGATCCGCAAATTCTGACCCTGACGCATCCTTGGGCGGAGTCATGAGCGCGAATCAATTATCAGCCACAGCGTTGAATAACCTTTTTGATAATGTATCCCCCGATGAAGCAACACCAGGTGATACAGAATATCGAATGCTTGATATCTTCAATTCAGGCGATGAAGCGGCAACCAGTGTGGAAATATTTATTGATCCGCAAACCTCAAGCGCTGACACATCCCTGGAAGTGGGGGAGGATGACACCAACAATCCTCATGCAGCCGCAGCGGATCTTGAAACCATTGCCAATGAAAGCACTCCTCCGGCTTCTCCTGTTATCACATTTGGTGAGCATGGCGATGCGGCAAAATTGGTCCTTCCTGATATTCCAGTGGGGCAGGCCTGTAGGGTTACGTTGAAAAGAATTGTCGGTGCCGCGGCTGTGAACACATCCAATGACCAGGCGAGTCTGAAAGTGGTATTCGCCTAAAAGGGGGCGGTTATGACAGAAGCTATACGTCCAGACAAACAACCCTGGGAGGTCTTGCCCATAACCATGAGGTTCTCGGATAACATGGATGCCGGTGAGGTTATTGATAAGGCACAGAGTTCTGTTATGGCTGTTGATATGGCCACAGGAGAAGATGTTTCCAACTCCGTTTTAGGGGCTGATTTTAGCATAATTGAATCAAATAAAATCTTCGTTACGGTTAAAGGCGGGGAAAACGGCAAGAAGTACAAAATCAATTTCAGGGCATATATCTCTGAGACCAAGAAACTGGAAGAGGATTTGCTTTTTAGGGTTCGGGATTAGGCCGAAAAAACCATAATGAGGAATATTTGATATGAAAATTGAAATATTAAGTCCATTGATGACGGAACGGCTTGGCAATCGGTTATGGTTGGTGTTAGCTCCATTCGGGTTTTCGGTTGATGGCATACCGTTTGAGATCCCCGCAGGATTCGTTTATGACGGCAACAGCAGCCCTCGGGTAATGTGGGCATTATGTTCTCCTGTTGGCGGTGTATATGGTGAAGCTGGGCCTCCCCACGACTATTTTTATAGCCTCGACTGTCCAATCGTAGTGCCAAGAAAATATGCAGATAATGTTCATCGTGCAATCGGCATATTCAGAGGCTCTAACGAAATCCGGGCCAAATTAGTTTATGACGGGATTCGGTTGGGTGGGGAAAGCTCTTTTCGAAAAATTCACAGCGTTGAAAAGCTCAATGAAAAAACTTGTTATGATTTCCAATATGCCCATCAACGGGTGTTAACCATAAAAGAAAAAGGAGGTTTGGCATGAAGTTACGTTTCAATTTAACCATTTTATTTGCTTTTTTAATCGCAGGAATTTTTCTGGGATGTACGGACTCGAAAGAAATTTTAAAAACAACCAATGCCCTTTATCTGGACATTAAAACGGTTGTGACGGATCCAGCCATTCAACCCGGGATTTCAACCGAAACCTTGGACAAGTTGGTTGTGATCGAACAGAACTATCTGATGGCGGCATTAAAGCTCCAGGAGATGGGTGACGGGAATAAGGAGCCTTTATCTATTATCATTGGTTGTGGGGATGAAATCCTGGGTATTATAGATACCTTGGTGTTGGATGGAAAGTATGAAAGGCAGATCTCAGCCATCCGCCTTTCGATTAAAATATTGAAAAATCATTTGCAGCTTGAATGAAAAAACTAAATTAATCTATTCGCTTTTTGAGAAGGGAGCAACATTTTGACGGTGTTGCTCCCTTTTTAGTTATTACCAGCCAGACGCCTTTCTCATACGGCTACCAAGCATTGCCGTTGTTGGATGTAAATAGTTGTTTTCAATAGTCGGTGTTTTATCCCCCATGATGAAAGCCACATCCGTCAATGGCATATTTTTTTCAAAATAAAGGAACGTTGCAACAAAGTGCCTGAAGGTGTGCGGCCCTCTGCCGTCTTTTTTTATTTTTAAATCAAGATCCAGTAGCATTTTGCAGATAATTTTATAAATTTGATTTTTCCCGGGAAAGATTTTAACATCTATATCCCTTCGCTGGTCTGGATACTTGCTTTGAAAATAGTTCTCCAGGAGGATTGCAGTCTCTTGCGAGATAAAAACGGTCCGGGGGATTGTCTTAGAATGGGTTATGAGAACTTCCTTTCCCCAAATATTCACATCTCCTACGGTTATGTGTGCGATTTCATTTTCCCGGGCCCCGGTTTCTGTCAAAAGGCGGATGAGAATATGATTCCTGGTATGATTGGAGTGGAATTGATAGGTTCGACACATTGCCACCTCCCTGTCTGAAAACCATCTTTTTTCATGTTTTAAATCGAATTGTTGCTTGTCAGCCCGAGGTATCCGGTAGCTAAAGGACAATGGCGCTCCATGGAACCTAAAAAGCAGCTTGGTCACAGTAATATAACCCTGAATAGTCTGGCCTGTGTGCTTTTTAGATCGGAGATAATCTATATAATCCTCCATGTGATCATCAAAGCCTTGATCCAGCCGGGTGATGTTTTGTTCTTTGCAGAATGGCAACAGATGGACGTTTATGATAATCCTATAGGTCTTCTGGGTTTCTTTGGACAGTGCGCGCGTTCTCTGATGGGAAAAATACTGATTGATTTGAGATTCAACTTCGGATAGATACAATTCAGACAT